AATAGAAAGTTCACCTTTTTTGAATTGTAGGTCTTTCTCATCAGAAACTACAGAGATATTATTCAAAGATACTATTATTTTGTCAATATCTTCTACTAAATCTTTCCACCCTTGGGTAGACATCATCTCGAATCTATCTGTATAGTATTTTTCAAGGTCTGGTGTCATGCGTCAGTCGCACCTTCAAACTCAGGCTTTTGCTTGATAATTGCGTATAGGGCTGCTCGGTCTGCACCCGCTACATAGTCATCACCAGAAATCTGAACCTTACCTGCGGATAATGGTTGTTTACCAGAATCACGGGCTTCTTTGGATGCGTAGCCGTAAAAGGTTATCTCTGTTCCACGACCTTTGAAGTCTTCTTGAACAGCACCAATGTTCCAATAATCTGCGGTGCATCCGTAGTCAGTCATAATTGATTTAATTAGGGCCATGATGTTCAGTCCAGTTGTTGATAAAGAAATATTTTTTGCTACCTTCAGGTGCAAAGTTAAAAGGAATGCTTGTGTCTTGTTTAGTGGCTAAAGCAGTTGGTTTATTATTGTTGTCATCATCAATGTCTTCGTACTCATTCAAGTCAAAATCGTTCATGTTTTCTCCTGTTAACCAACTAAAAGTCTGCGAACTGTACCACCACTATCTTTGATTTCTACATAGCCTGTAGGTGTCAGAATAGTTCCTGTGTAAGTACCAAACCTGACGTTACCTGTTCCCTTTGGTGTTAAGGTTAGGTCTATGTTGGTGTCTGTACCTGTGGCGGAAACAATTGGAGAAACACCAGTAATTGAGCCAGTTACGGAAACATAATTAACACCAGAGGCAGGTGACAATACATCAAATGCGGTAACCGAGTTGGTCAGAAACGAGATAGAACGATTGCCTTTACTGGCAAAGTTCAAACCAATGTTGGCATCAGAACCTTGTGATGAAACGACAGGACGAGAGCCTGTTGCGTTACCAGTTAAATTAACAAAGTTAACAGCAGAGGCTGTGTGGGATACTTGAGCCTGTGTATTTGAAACGCTGTTGTTGGTTGCAAACTTATGAACCCCAGTACCTTTTGTCAAAAAGATGTTTGGAATGTTAGTTCCGCTTCCAGCATTGCCGTAGATTACGTCGCCAAAATTGTTGGTGTTTATTTGAGCATAATTACCTGCAAGTGTGGGCGTTAATACACGCAAAGATTCACTACCTGCCACACCACCTAAAGAAGTCTGTCCAGTAGCAGTAAACGCTCCATTGGCTACAATAGAACCTAAAGAGCCTGATACGGAAGAACCAAGGTTGATGTCTGTTGTAGAACCAGACAGGCCACCAGTACCAATGTTAATTGTCTTGGTGCTTCCAGATGCTGTTGCACCCGCTTGAATGTTGGTTGTCTGGGATACTGTTGATTGGCCTAAAGTAATTATGCCTGTTTGAGCAGTACCACCAAGAGAAAGTGTTCCTGTCGTAGCGGCAGTTCCAAGTGATGTTGTGCTTGTTGTAGCACCTGTCAAATTGATTGTAGAATTATTACTAAGTGCTCCAACAGTAAGTGAGCCAAGACTACCAGCACCTTGAACAGTTATTGCACCATCTACATAAGCATTTTGACCTGCAACAAAGTTTCCATTTACTGATAACTGACCATCAACGTATAACTTTTCTGTGTCAAGTTTTAAAGAATTAGCGGCTGTGTAGTATTGAAAAACAGAATCTGATGTACCACCCACAAGATACACACGATTTGAAGTTGTACTATCAATAAATAAACCTTGGGGGGATGTTTCTTGAAAGCCAATATAAAAGTTATTGACTGGCGTTGCTGTGCTTACATTCCACGCAGTACCAAGTGTGTATTCCCAAATGTCATCGCCAGCAACACCAAGAATCCACATTTTTAAGCCGTCAGCACTTAAATTTACTTGGATTGCCTGTGCTTCTTGCGTTGCAAAATTGTAAGAAACACCCAAATAAGAAGCGGTAGAGACATCCCACGCAGTTCCAAGTGTGTATTGAAATACAGTATCAGAACTAGTACCAACAACATACATCACTAAACCATCTGGTTTAAACCAAAGACCAAGTGGTGTTGCTTCTTGTGATGCAACACTAAATGATTTGCTTGCGTATGAAGCCGTTGAAACATCCCAAGCCGTACTAAGCGTGTATTGATAAACTGTGTCGTTTGTATTTCCCATCACAAACATTGACAAACCATCGGGTTTAAAAAATACGTCATTTGGGGCACTATCTTGTGCAGATGTAGAAAATGTTGTTACAAACGTGGCTGTTGTAATGTCCCATGCAGTTGAAAGTGAATATTCATTGACATCATCTCCAGTTGAGCCGTTGACGTACATCTTTGTGCCATTAGAGCCAATAAACAAACCATTTGGCGATGTTTCTTGACTCGCAACAGAAAAACTATTACCTGAGTAAATCCAACCAGTAATGGTATTGTTTTCGTTAAACGCTGATTGCCCTGAAGCAGTAGTTACAGACGCATCTGTAAACACACCTGTAGAGGGTGTTGTTGCTCCAATGACTGTGTTGTCAATCGTGCCGCCTTCAATATCTACAGAGGTTTTATTCTGTGTTGCCATCGTGCCATAAGTGGCAATCGTGGCTTGTAGGGCAGCAATGGCGTTTAAAGTAGTCTGTGAGTCACCACCTGATCCGCTTTGAATCTTATGGATTGTCTGTGCAACATCAACAGGAACTACCTCGCCTACATTGATTTCTCTGCCATCAGATAAAGTAATAACCAGACTGCCATCAAAGTCAATCTTGGCATCTTGGACGCTAATTCCATCTTTTCCGTCTAATCCGTCTTTACCATCTAAACCAGACTTCCCATCTCTTCCTTGAGCGCCATCTAGTCCTCGATCGCCTTGCTCACCCTTTTGACCCTGTATTCCTTGTTGTCCGTCTTTCAGGTTAGCAACTTTGGTCTGAATGTCGTAGTTCAGAGAGTCAAACTTGGCTTCAAAGTCGGCTTTAATCTTCTTTAAACCAAGAATCACCATCTCAGCACTCTTACCGATAGAGACTTGTTTTTGCTCTTCTAGCGTCTTCATGGCGGCTTTTTGAAGCTCCACAACGGCACTCATCTGCTCATCAGCAGACATTCCTTCAAGGTTTTTCAACAGTTCCATTATTTCAATTCCGAAGTGATGCGATCAAGAAACGCTTTCTCCATCTTATCCGACATCTGCATCTCAACAATCTTAGATTTGTTCTTAATGTCAGCCTCTTTGAGCATCAACTCAGCAATCTTTACCCGCTTGTCAAACTCAGCAGGCTCTCCACCCGTAGGAAGGTTCTTGGTTGTACTAGAAAGCACCTTAGCCTGTAGTTCTTGAGGCATCAATTGCGCTTCAGTCATCAATTTTTGCGCTTCAGCACGATTTTGCTCTGCTTGGGTAGTCTGAACAGCGATCTGAGCTTGAGCAGACTGCATAGCCAACTGAGCCTGTGCTTGTTGCATCTGTTGTGCTTGTGGATCAGGCTTAGACATCTCATCCAACATCTGAATCAACTCATATCTGTTAGACAAAGATGAGTTAGCCATGATTCCTTTAAGAATAACAGGCAAAACAGGTGTATTTGGGCCAAGAGTCTGAAGTAAGGAGATGAACTGTTGTTGTTCATGCTCACGAGCGATGATCCCTAAAGCAGCAGTCGGGATAAACTTCATGTCAACAGTAGGATACCTTTCAGGGTCGAACTGCATATACCGAAAGGCAGCCTTGTTGATGAAAGGAATCAAGAAATCCTCTTGAAAGTTCACCAATGTACGCTTGTACTTCTTGATAATAGAAGCCACAGCCATCGAGATGCCACCTTGATTGGAGTCCCTAGACACAGCAGACACCATTCCCTGTGAATCAAGAGTACCAGTAGCCTGTAAAAGCATTCTCTCGAACTCTTTAGCAGTTGTTATGTTCCCAGAATCGGTATTTCCGAACTTGAAGGGGAACAAAATCTCTGCGGGATTGCCGTTTGTCAGGATTGCCTTGCCTGGTTTTACTTCAAACTTAGCACCTCGTGGAAGTCTTGTGGCATCCATTGCAATCATAGGACTTGTAGTCAACGCCAGAGAGTCCAAATGTGAACGAATCTGAGCGTCAATAGCCTTTTGAGAGTTGTAAGCCTTCTCTACAGTACCTCTACCTAATAGTCGATTAGGAACTGTATCGTCTTGATAAGCCAGAATTGGCCTATCTTTCATCATGTACGGGTTCTTTTCTGCTTTCAAAAGAACACCATCGTTAGCGATAACGATAATAGCCTCTACCAAGTCAGAATAGTCATCTTGGATAGAGTCTTCAGGGAACAAGTCTTCTACTTCTTCCTCATTCTCTAGTTGCTCGATGTACTCTCTAGGGACTAAGCCGTAGTAAGTTAAAAGTTTAACTTTATCGTCTTGGAATTGGCTAACCTCTTGGGTAGGCTCTAAGTCTGTGTCTTCTGAGTCAGTACCGATAGCTACCTTACGATAGATACCTTCTTCCTGACCTTTAACGATCTTGTGGATAGAGACATACTTCTCAACAGCCACACCCATACAGTCATCAATAGAAGTCCCATTAGGGTCGAACAAGAAGTTCTTAGGGTTAACAGGAACAATCTTGACTGCAATCCTGTCTTTTTCCATCACACCAATGGCGGCTTGACCGACTTGACCAGGTATTGGTTGGGTAGAAGGAACGTAAATCTTCTCTGTTTTGACAACAATCTCACCAATGCCAGTACCATAGATTTCTGCCATCAGCTCAATCTGGTCAATCGACTTCCTGATCTTGTCTACTTTGAAGTCTTCCATCAGTTGAGCCTTGATAGCGGCTACATCCAATGGATTATTATTAACATCACGAATATCGTCAGCAATGTCAAAGAACTCGCCCTGACCAAAGATAGCCTCAATGATCTCAGCGTGACGAGTTTCTACGGCTTGTTGTGTAGCGGGGGTAACGATTCGGCTTCTCTCGGAGTCACGGGTCTTGTCTTGGATGTCCCACTCACCCGTAAAGATGCGCTCGTACTCTTGCCACTCGGAAAGAAAATTGACATTCCTATAATCACGCCACCTGTCACAGTGATTGACGACAAAGGCTACAAGCTCTTTATCAGACTCAGTCGGCTCTTGAAATTTATTTCGGGTGATGTCATCCATCTTCAAACCTCGTAGTAGTTTGTCTTTCGCTCGTTCTCAAAAGCGGTAATTACTCTTAGGTTGCTAGGAACATGCAGGCCACTAACAATTTTCCCATGTAATGGAATTATATGGTCAACGTGCCATTTTTCGCCACTTTCTTTAGTTCGCATGGCGGCAAGTTGATAGTAACAGTTTATTTTCAATAAATCAAAATCTGTCAACCACTTGGGAGTTCTGTTCTTTTTGCCCAATTGCCGTCTAATTTGATTGGCAGTATATGTTGGTCTGTTCTTCAGTTTGTATTCTGATGCGTATGACCTAGTAATATTTCTATTCTTTGCCCGCCACAGTTGAGTATTTGCCTTACGTTCTTCCTTTTTTTCAACAGGAATACTTTGGAAATACTTGGCGCAACCTTCAATACGGCAGGTTTTGCATTGATATTGCAGGCCATCTTTATTTGACTTATTCTTTTGAAAGTCAGATAAAAGTTTATCAACCTTGCATTTTGAGCATTTTTTCAAATCAAACACCTGAGACAATATCTATGGGCTGCCACTCATCATCCTCATCTTCCTGAAAATAAGATGTAACAGCTAGTTGATCGACATAGGAAAGAGCGTCCGGCAAATCATCGTGAACTCCCTGTGCGGGAAACATTAGAAGTTGGTCAACAAAATCATCCCAATTTTCTTCCGAATTAAGCGTGATTCTGCCATGTTCAAACCTTCCTTGCAATGCCCAGATTATTCTATCTGCTTTTTTACTATTCCCATGCGTTAAATCAATAATATGGGCATAGATGTTACTTTTTCTCATTAAGTCGCTTAAATAGGGCAAAACAGCGTTCTTCAGTGCTCCCCTCTCAATCCCGATACTCAAAGGCTTGTAGTCCCGAATAGCCATCAAGATGTTCACAGCAGTCGTCCGAATATCCCATCTTCCGTGGATGATCTTCTCAACAAACCACTTCCCATCCTCTGTTACATACACTACGCAGATAGCGGACTCATCCAATCTCTTCTTAGCGTTGCCCGCCTGTTTAGCAACTTCCTCGAACCCCGCTAGGTCAACAGAGATATAGAACGACCCCTTATTAGGTCTTTCACCAAACTTAATCCATTCTTCTTTAAAAACGTCCGATCCCGCATTGGAGAAGGAAGCCATAAACTCTTGTTTAAAAGCAAAGGTACTCAGGGTCTTCTTAGCACTTTCTATCTCAGATGGGTCGATCAAAGGGTTATCAGCAGTGGTAAAGTGCCAACTCTTCCAATCAGAGTCCTCTCCACTCTCACCTAGCTTAAAGGTGTCGTGAAACCAGTTCCTTCCCTTTGGAGTGCCAATAAACAAGGCTCTACCCTTCTTGTCTGACAGAGAAGCCCGTATAACCTGTTCCCAAGCCTCTGGTTTAATGTCGGCTACCTCGTCTAGTACAGCGTAAGTTAAAGAGACTCCACGTAGCGTATCAGGTCTATCCGCACCACGGACGTAGATACGGGCGCCATTGATTAGGGTTATATCCAAATTGTTAACGTGACTGTTTTGGATCACATCACGGCCAAGGTCTAAAAGCAAATCCCAAATAATTTGCCGGCTTTGCCCCATGGTTGGGGAAACATACAGTACAGCAGAGCCAGGGGGGCAACGCAGTCCTTCAATCAACAACGTGATGGCAGCCATCCTCGACTTGCCACAGCGCCGGCCAGCTGCGACAACCTTGAACCTTGCCGTATCCTTGAACACTTGTTGTTGCCAAGGGAGAAGGGAAAAGTTAAGGTCAGCCATACTTTGCCTCTACATCTTCTGGGTCGTTGGGGTCGATTGTGTCAATAATGGTTGGACTTTCTCCCAAGCCAGTGATATTGATCGTAACTGCTGACCTCTGGCTCTTGTCTTTCTCGAACATACTTATGGGCAGTGTGCGGTCAATACACATCTTGAGCGCTGCCATCTGGCCTGGGTGGTCATCGTTGAGCGCGATGTCAATCACCTTCTGCGCCACATCCTTGCCGCCAGACCGGATCATCAGCTCTTTAAGTTCCTTTAGGCGTTGTTGATCCGTCTTGGGCAACACCTTTGGCGGGTTGTTTGCATAACGCTGAATGGTCATCTTGACCGAACCCTTGGGGCGGCCAGGCTTCTTCTTCTCTTCAGTTGCAGGGGTGAATTCCACTTTTTTCCTTTCGGGAAGATGGGTTTGGCCGATTGTAGTCCATTTCGCTTTTTCGGTGGGTGGGGGGTACCACAAATTTCACAGGCGACCGCTCACCCCCTCCCCCCCATGCAAACCGACCAAAACCAAGGGTTTTCCCGATTCTACTTTATACAACGACCATTATGTTAAGTTGACTTAGGGTTATCCACAGAT